GTAGTCGCGTTACCCATACCTGCGTACTTTTTTAACGACAATTTCCCATACGTAGGGAGATTGACGCTAGGTGTCCGGGATATCATCAGAGCATTGAGAAATCTTTGCTTCTTTTCGAATAGCTTGCTCACAACTTCCGTTGAGAGCAAGTCACTCGCTGATGAAAGATCAACAGTACACCAAGTACCGGTACGGGAGCCCTCAAGAGCCAATACTTGATTAGGTTCTTGAGAGTTAAGTGATAAGCAGTTGGAAAGAATGGCACACTTACGGATGTTACTCCGAAGTATGCTATTCAACCCTTGCTGAACAAACTGGTTCAAACAAGGCTCAACCGTAATCGTCCTAAGAGCAGAACAGCTTTTAGGAACGAATACGAGCTTAGCACAAAGTCCAGATAAGTCGTTTTGGTTGGACTCTACACCGACGGCACTATCAACCCGTAAAGAAGCGGGTAGGTCGTAACCGACGGAGAGGAGTCTATCGTCGAAGTCAAGTAGACGATTATACATCTCCGACCACTTCTGGTTAGGAGTGTATCCTTCCAAAACAGCACCGGGTCCGTGTTTGCACTCGGCTTCCAAAAACTCATCGAGTTCAGGAAGTAGTAGAGCGCTAACTCGTCCGAAATAATCGAGTCGGTCCGTATCAACAGGCCGAATCGATAATTCGGTAGTCTTGAAATCATCTTCTGCAAGACGCTCGAGAATTTCTTTTCGAGAATCTTTAGGAAGGTATTTCTTGAAGAAATAGCAAACCTGTCTGATAGTAGTGATACAATCAACAGGAGCATCTTTCTTAAGACTACCCGTTTTAGTATCAAAAATATGGCAGAGAATACCCGAAAGGAATTTCGGGATTTCTCCATTCCTAGCAAAGCCGGGAATGTAGGCCATCTTGCCATGAGCAAGGCTTTGATCAAAAGCTTTGCCGAAAGCAGGAAGGGCAATGGATAAGAATCCACTGCCCTCATTTTTGACACGCGCTTCGATAGTGAGTAAGTCCCTATCGAGACCTTTGACATCAGGGTGCATCCTCCTCAGGTCATGAAAGAGGTTGCAGGAAAGTCCTAACAGGCTTTTCATCTTCGGCTCCAACAGTGGGGCTCGGAGAGTCCTGGCTCATGTCAGAACGATCGCACGAGATGTGAAAGTTAGCGAAAGTGCAAGTTATACTTTCGTTCGCTGCACATCCGGATAACAACAAAAGGGCAGTACAGATAAAGTACTTCATCTTTAGACTCCAAAGGTTTCGGAGCTAAAGAT